TTCCTTGTGTTGCGTTTTTCAAAATGGAAAATAGAATTAAAAAATTAGAACTTTACCTACATAAGCACTTTTATGTAAGTAGCCATTTTTACCATTTTTTTCAGTAGTTACTTACACAGTGTAGGTGATTTGGGAAATACGCCGCCCTTAAAGAAAACGAGACAAACAAATTTGAAAAGATATAAATATTTTTTATTATGTTTAGTATCGTAATGGAGAATGAAGAAAAAATAGAATTATTAAAAGCACTTGATAATGAAAATAATTCAACAGTGATAAACTTAAACACTAGAAAAATCAAAGCAATGAAAAATGATATGCTACAGAAACTACAATTGTCTAGCAATACATTAAAACAATACCATATAAAATTAGCTAATTATAGATATGTCGATGATTTAGAAGATATACAATATGGATGTTATATTAGATGGATTCCTCTACGAAATCCTGAAGTTATTAAATTAACCAATGGTGGTATTATTGTAGATATCAAGATCTTAGAAAATGGAATTCATATCGTTTGTAAAAATAATATGAATCGAATTTTTCAAATAAAATTCGACGAATGTATGATATTTCAAAAATTAACTAATCAAGAAAATGTTATAATATCCGTATTAGATTACATAGCCAAATAACAATTATTCAAAAATAATTAATTACATTTTACGTTTACGTTTACGCGTTCGTTTACGATTTGTCTTTTTTATTTTATCTAATTTCAAACGTTTTGACGTTTTATATAATTTGTTCCGAGTTCCGTTTTTAAATAATAATTTATATTTCGATTTACATTCAAATTTATACATTCCTAATTTTTTTTTATTGAAAATACTATTACGACATATAGATATGGCACTATCTTCAGATTTATTTATAATACCAATACTCTTGATACATTTACATAATTTATCTGCTAATATTTGTTCACCAATTTGTTTATACGATTTATTTGACGTTTTGGGAATATTATAATATTTTACTATTTTTTGATAATCTTTATTCGTTAAATTCATTTATTGTTTACGAGGTAATATAATTATACATTAGAAAAAAAAATAGAGTAACATTAAAAAAAATGGAAACGATTTTTTATCTATATATTATATGTTAACTTCACCCAAAATTGTCGTATTTGATTTAGATGAAACTTTGGGATATTTCACACAATTCGGTATTTTTTATGATTGTCTAAATAACTATTTGAAAAATGAAATGTTTTTATCCGAAAACGAAGATTTCAATACATTGATGGATTTATACCCGGAATTAATACGTCCTAAAATGTTTTCAATTATAAATTACTTGAAAAAGAAAAAGAACAGTAATCAATGTAGTAAGTTAATGGTTTATACAAATAATCAAGGACCCAAAAGTTGGGCAACAAATATTATACGTTTTTTCGAAGATAAAATGAACGAAAAAATATTTGACCAAATAATATGTGCATTTAAAGTAAGAGGAGAGCGTGTAGAATTAAATAGAACGTCTAATAGTAAGTCTCATAACGATTTGATAAAATGTACTAAATTACCAAATGATACAGAAATCTGTTTTATAGACGATATTTACCATAAGGGTATGGAGCATGATAAAGTCTATTACATAAATGTAAAACCATATATACATAGTATAGAATATGACGATATGATTTCTCGTTACCTAAATAGTAAACTAGGTAATAAAATAAAGAACAAATCATTATTTATAATGAAAATAACAGAACATATACATAAATATAATTATCATCATACGATTAAATCAAAAGAGGAAACCGACATAGACATAATTATCGGGAAAAAAATATTGCAACATTTAAAGGTATTCTTTCTTGAAAATAACTATAATAAAACACGTCATCGCAAACCAAAAAAACAAAACACTACATTGAAAAAGAAAATTAGATAAAATATTACACCAGTAAAGGTGTATACTAAAAAATTATGTCCGATTTAGAAATGTGAAAATACTTCGCAACAAGTGTATTTAATGAACTGGTAGTGAATAAGAATCCAGCCGATTGGAATACTAATTCTCTATCAAAGTCCGTAAATTTATGACTTGAATATGGATTAAATCGTAATAATAAAAAGAAAATAACATAAAATTTTAAAAATTCACCTAACATATCTAAATAATCAGGCGCTGTTTGCGATATACCAAACAGTACTATAACGTATAATATATATGACGTTTTTAATGCAACAAGAAAGAACTTTTCATGTAATTGCATACGATAATATATATATATTATACATATTTTTTTTTCATTTGTCAATTTTTACACAATTGAACTTCAATATTCAAATATTTGAAGTTTCATCAGAATCTTGTAAAAATATTGCCTTTGAATCTCTATCAATATCAATATCACTATCGTCAGACCGCACTTGTGTTTTGTCTTTGTATATCTGTAATGTTCTAGCACTAGAATCAGACGCTTCACAAAAACGTGGCATCCAAAAATATGGGATAACGTGCGAACATTTCGGGAAGTAATTTTCAAATATACCTCTATAATATGCTTGTTCAAGTGTAGATGGTTTATTAAATGAATGTTTTTGCTGTTCGTCATATAAATCAACAAATTGGTTATGTGAAACATATTCTTGAATAATTTGATACCATGGTTTATTATTACTACTGACACCATCGCTAAAAGCCTCTTTTGTTCGCCATAACACACAATATGGCAATAGTTCTGGATCTTGCGTTTCAACAGCACTACGTAGTAAATGTTTTTCCATAAATTTATTATTATTATTATTGTGAAAACGTATATTACATGGAATACTTAGATATTGATGAACAAAACTTCGATCTAAAAAAGGTGTTCTTGGTTCTAAACCATGACTAGAAACACAACGGTCACTTCTCAATACATCATATTGATACATATTGCGCAATAATCGCTTACACTCATAATCGAATTCAATAGCCGACGGTGAATTATGAAAATACATATACCCACCTGTCAATTCGTCTGATCCATCGCCATTAAATATAACTTTAGCATCACTATTCTTAGAAATATATTGCGCGATCAAATAATTACCAACACTAGCTCGAATGGTAGTTGTATCATAACTTTCAACAGTATAAATTACCTCAGGTATAGCAGATAAAAACTCTTGTTCAGATAATATTATTTCAGTGTGTTTAGAACCAATACGCTGTGCTACCATTTTAGCATATTGCAAATCTTCACCGCCTTTCATTCCTATGCTATATGTTTCTAATTGACCCTTCGGTACAAATTTAGCAACTAATGCAGTAATTAAACTGCTATCTAATCCACCTGATAACAAACACGCAATTTTACGTTCACTTGTTATCACCCGTTTTTTTACCGCTTCGTACAATGCATTATATATTAAACTATAATACTGTTCGCCTTGTGTTTTCATGGTGGTTGTTGCATGTTCAGACTGTAGATAATTAAAAGCAGTATAATAAGTATAATTCGACGCATGAAGTGCGTTATTTCGGTAGTTGCACTCGACGTATGAACCAGGTTTAAATTGAACACATGACGCAGAGTCGCATATATTATTTATTTGTTTTAATTCAGAACTAACAACCATATAATCGTTATGATGTCCAATATATACAGGTCTCACACCAAAAGGATCCCTAGCAATGTATACTTTGTTTATATTACTATCATATAATACGAATCCAAAAACTCCGTCTAAATTTTGCAATGTATATTCAATACCATATTGCAAATACATATGGATAATAACTTCACAATCTGAATTAGTATTGGGAACAATCGATAATTGTGAATAAAGAGTTTTATAATTATATATCTCTCCATTACATATTAAATATACACCATTTATGCATATTGGTTGATTTGATACTTCGTCTAAACCATTGATTGCTAATCGATGGAATCCAAATATTAGGTGTTCGTTTATAGGCGATAACGTGGTATGTTCTGGACCTCTATTTTGTCCTTTCATAAATTCTGGCATAATAGTACGTGTTAACGTTTTTATATATTCATCCATAAGGTTATTATTTTTTACGAGTAAAGCAAAAATACCACACATCCTGATAATAATATATTGTCTATGTATCTTTAGGTAGGTTTGTAAAAAAAATAATATTATTCTAGTATAATACAATGAGTGAAATATATGGTTTAATAGATGGTTGTTATACGTGTAATCACGAACGTTTAGACGAAATTAATAAAAGAATATCTGATAGAAATATTCCATCACATGAATTACAACCACAATATAGCATGCGATCTGTATCTACAAAGTATGCATGTATGCCTATATTAGACCAACGTGTAAAATCGACTGTCTCATCACGCGAGTATAAATCATATTCCGTAAACAGTACTTTTAATCCAGGAAATGCTCAAGCGCCGTGGAAGGGATTTTCTGATAATGTTGGCGTTGAGTCTGATTTAAGAAACCAGAATTTTGCTTTACAACGATGCAACCAATCAGCATATGTTCCTTCTTCTACTAGTGATTTATACAACGTAATCGTCGATTCTAAAAATATACAACAAACACACCCATTGTTGTTTGATAAACCTGAATTCAATACATTTAATCCGAATGAAAATAATATAGGCAATAATATGTTACATAATCACACACGTAATCAAATACAAGATTTGTAGATGTAAAATATGTAAAATATGTAAATATTCAATGGTGTAATTTTACATTCGTTTCTACAGAAAATAAAGAAATATTTTATTTGTATAAGATGGATAATTCTACAAATAAAACAAATAACGATATTTGTTCACCTAGTAATAGTGAAAACAGTATCAACAATATAACTTTATCTTTTTTTTTAAATAAAAACCAATATCCTGAAATTTTAGAACGAAATAAAAAAAGTATCGACGATGATTTAAACCGCGATAAACAATTCTATCGTAGACGAATCATTGAGTTAACAAAATGTGCATTTAAATCAGAAATAGAAGACCTACATTTACGCAATAGTTTTAATAGTTATATGAAAACGTGTATATCGCATTTAAAATTTATAGATAAGCAAGATATCATACAAGATGAATATAGGAATATAAATACGAATACGAATACGAATACAAATACAAATACAAATACAAATACAAATACAAATACAAATACGAATACTATAAGTAATAATATTTCCGAAAATGTAGAGATTGATAGTGTTCATGAAGATAATTATATTGATTGTGATTACTTAATGAAACGTCCTGAAATAGTTAAAAAGGTCACATTAGATAGTTTTATAGTAACAACTAAAAAAGAAAATGCAACACCATTTCCTAAAAAACAAAATATCAATTTACATGATCCAAAATTGAAAAAAAAAGGTATTCGTTCTACAAAACAAAACATTGCAGTAATCAGAAAGAAAAGCGAACAAGCCGGAAGTAAGGAAAACCCAGTAGAAAATAAAATATAAATATTATGTAAGAAGATAAATATGGGGAAAACTAGGAAAAAAAATATGGGGAAAACTAGGAAAAAAAAAACAATGTCAAACGAAGACGAAGATAGGCATAATCATAGCACGGAAACAACTGCAATAAAATGTAGCCCAAAGTCCAATGAAAATGGATTTACATGTTATACAAATGCCTCGTTACAAAAAATGAAAAAGTATTGGAATATCCGTCATCCCGATAACGAAATAAATAGTAACAACTCGAAAGAAATATGGAATGAATTTCGCAAGAAATTAAACAATACATGTGATCGCGAGAGTTGTTGGTTGCGTCATAAATTTATGGATGGGAATTTAGATAATGAATTATTGAATTATACATTTGCGCCATCTGCACCAAGTGAATGGAAACGAAATCCAACAGAATGGTTAAGTAGTCAAGATATAGAATCTGTCATGAAACAATATGAACATGCTTATAAATGTTTTGAGTTTTTGGGACCATCACCAATAGATTTTAACAAGCATAAATTATACGGTGAGTGTGTATGGGAAGAATTGTGTAAATTTAACTTACGTGATAATATTAAACGCAATAAAACAAAAATAGGTATAATATTCAATACACACACACATAAATTGCCGGGTGAACATTGGATTTCGATGTTCATAAATATTAAACGTAAATATATTTGTTTTTTTGACAGTAATGGTAATAAGCCACCAAAAGAGGTTCTTGAATTAATCGAAAAAATAAAAACACAAGGTCGCAAATTAAATATTCAGTTTACTACTTATATAAATGAATTAGAACATCAACGTACGAATTCTGAATGTGGCATGTATAGTTTATACTTTATTATCGAATCTCTAAAAGATACTAAAACACCATGTGAATTTTTGAAAAAAAGGATTCCTGATAAAAACGTCTTTGAATTACGAAAAAAATACTTCAACGTGGAATAAGATATAAAAATATTTGTATAATTATCTATTATGGATTATACAAATAATACCAATAAACATTTATTATGGGAATTATTACAAGATAGTGGTATATTTAACGATATGCAAAACAATAAATATAATAAAATCCAAGAAGTTTTTGAAAAAACAATCGATAATATACAGGTTCAATATAGTGATCTTAATTTAACCGAAAAAAACAAAAAAACAATAGAACTGTTGATTCCTATAATTAACGATGAAAAATATAAATCATCAGAACCACCATTAACCGTAATATACAAAGCAGACGATTTACGAAAAGAACGTGAAGATACATTAAATGACAAAATGAAGGAACATCAACAGATGTTCGACGATACAATAAATCCGACACGCCCAAGCGATATTAATTTTAGCGATAATAATGTAGATAAACCAATCGGTTCGGACATGGATAAAATTATTGCAAATATGATGGCTGATCGTGAAAAAGAATTAGAAATACCTGATCAAAATGTTAGCCAGGCATCTAATTGGATTAATAACAATGAATCCACACCAAAACGGATTGATCATACAAATGCAGATAAAAAAGTATCGTTTAAAGATACACCAAACCCCATCGTTAGTAATATTTTAGATAAATTAAAAACGAAAACAACAGATCCTATCGTCATTGATGATATGAAGACAATTTCAGATGTAGTTAGTGTTAATAATACGAATAATATTGCATCTGATGAAACGAATGAAACGAATGAAACGAATGAAAATAGAATGAATAAATTAGAAAATCGATTTTATGATTTTACGATTCGTCAAGAAAATATAGAAAAAATGTGTGTGCAAATATTAGAAATACTTACAAAAAATACATAAAAATTTATTTTGTTATCGTATTATACAGATGATTTTTAATATATATAATTTTAACCGAGATAAAACAAGTAGTTTTTCTAGTAGTAATAGTACAGACGATAACATAAGTATTACGGAAAGACGTTCAAATAGTATTGACGATAACATAAGTATTATGGAAAGACGTTCAAATAGTATTGACGATAACATAAGTATTATGGAAAGACGTTCAAATAGTATTGACGATAACATAATACTTATGGAAAGACGTTCAAATAGTATTGATTATGCAGATACAGATTATGAATTACATATAAAAAACAAATGGATAAAACGTCAATTATCTGGAAAAATGGGCATTTGTCAAGATATGACAACCCGAATTCGTGATAGTTATACAATTACTAACAATAATATAGAGATTCCATATACACCACCGCGTTGCAATTTTATGGAGTATATGCAATTATTAGATACTTCATATAACTATTTTCGTAAGTAAGGATTTCCAAAAATGTAAATAAATTTTATAATTTACATTTTTCAAATATCGAAGTATCCGAAATTTATGAACTATACGTTTGTATTTTACACCATTGAATGATTTAATTTTTGATAAAACGATATTTTCCATTAGTTTGCTCTAATCGTCCAATTAATATGGGGTCTCCACCAAATTCGATAGCATCATTATAACTGTCAATGTCGTATATTTCATTTGTTTGTTTATTCCTAGCAAATATAGTATTGATACCATTGATCGGAATGGTAACTTCCTCTGCCTTCCAAGTTATAGACGTTTTATTTGCTTGTGCAACTTGGTCGGATTCTTCATTAGATATAGATGGTTTATAAGAATATGTATATGGAGATACTTTCCCAAATGAAAAACATTTTACCGTCTTATCTTTCTTAGATCCACTACTAGAATGTAATGAACAATCCATCGAGGTTTCAATAACGGAATGTAATAATTGTTTGGAAATTCCTTCTTTAATGCTAGATATTTCAAACAATGCTTCATCACTAGTTAATGGGGTAACTTTGTCTAATTTACTACGATCTTTTAATCGCAATTCAATTGACCCGTCACCTTCTATTTGATCATTTGTAAATGTCATCAAATATTGAAATACGGAAACTGTACGCAATTCAGGTGGTAAATCTTGATGACTACAAATACGTCTTGCACGTCCAATAACTTGCTGTTTTCTGACAGGATGCCAATATGGTTCAATAATGTGGACGTAGCGCGTATTTTTCAATGAGATTCCTTCTGCACCTGAAGCAGTAATCATAAATACTTTAATAATTTCACCGTAAAAATTATTTGTAGAAATTGGACGCAATGAAGAGACAATTGTTTCAGGAACAAGATTCCATGTGCTATTGTATACATTACGCAATATTTCCTTTTCTTCTACGGTCTCTGTACCCGTATATAGTGCAAATGTTGGTTTTCCGCGTTCAGAACTTGGAATATCCAATATCCAATTCCCATTTTCCTTTTTAATTTTGAATTGGGTATATCCATTATGTTCTAATATTAATTTTAAAATACCAATACCTTCTAATGTACGGAACTGGCTATATATTAAATGTAAACCGATATGGTCTTCATCTTGAATATTTTCTAATACATTTAGGAATTTGGGACTAAATACTTCTAACCCAATCGGACTCAAATATGTTGCCGCATTGTCTTGTAAAAATCTGAGTGCATCTTTGATGCGTGTATCATACGATACATCACTATCATTCTCAATGTTTTTCTGTATTATATCAATATCATCTGCATTATGTGCTCCGTCAGGATTATTTATTTTTTCATCGACCGTAACTGCATCTAATAAATCTTCATCAACCTCTTCTTGTAGTACATCTTCCATATTTTCCCCATCTTTCGGCATAGGGCGTTTATTTTCGGGAAACACAAAATTGCAAAATGCTCGAGAAAAAATACGATACGTTGATACACTATCCTCGTAAATGTTGTTACGGTTACCTTTAGATTTCTTCTGCTTCTTAGCATTTTGAACCTCTATTTTTCGTTCTTGTATTCGTGCTTGTTCATATACACCAAATTGAAAATCACTCATAGGAATTTTTACAACATGGTAATCCGTAAGTGAATCGTACTTCGGCATCAATTGTTCCTGCGCACTTTTAAAATAAGACGTTAGACCTAATATTCTGCGTTGAAATAATCCCTTATTTTTTACAACACCTGTATTCGGGTTAATAAAAAAATTTTGGAATGATTCTAATGTGTCTGGTAATGCTTTAAAATTTTCAACACGAACACCCGATACTAATATTTCTATTTGGTTCTTATTTAATACAGAAGCAATCATCTTTTCAAATTCACTATCGGATAAATCACCATTTTTTCCGACTTTAATATTACTAGCAATTTTATTATTTGTTACACCCTTATATGTATTGTATTTATTCACATTCATAAAACCATATGGATTTCGAGTAACCGTTAATATTTTTGATGAAGGTTTATATTCCAAATAATCAAGTATATCTAGTTTCTCAAATATTTTGACCATCTCTTCTTTATTCATTTTCTGAGTTGTTTTGATATTCAACGGAAAATCCCATGTTTTAATGTACCCGCGTAAAATATTAAACAATATTGCAATTTCATTTGGATAATTAATAATTGGCGTTCCTGTCAAAAATACAATTCTGGTATTTGTTGCACTTAATAAGTATTCGTATAATTTCATGGACAATGAGTCAGGACGTTTCATTTTATTTGCAATACGACTTACAAAATTGTGTGCTTCATCGATGATAATTACTTTATTATCAAATGGATTAATCGAATAATTCAATGTTAATTCTTTTAGATGACTATTACGTAAGCCATTATAATTCATAAATTTATATTTGTATGTAATCATTTCATTAATTTGCAAATCAATGCTCTTTTTATCACCAGCGTTTAGTTCAATAAAATTCGGCTGTTTTTTTACATTTACTAACCACGCACCTCCATGTTTTCTTATATAATCGCTACTTAATTGCAAAACGCTAGATAATGTATCTATTAACGACGGTGTTTTCATAGTATCAATAAATTCCCAAAATTGATTCTTTTTATACATTTGGTCACCACAACTTTTTAATTCTTCTAAGTAATTTGTTCTTAACGACGCAGGTGTCATTACGATGATTTGTTTGTCACTTTTCATGCCTTCTGCTAAAGCAATTGACGAACAGGTTTTTCCACTACCTAATCCATGATATAACAATAATCCACGATATGGGGTGTACAAATTTAAATAATCACGGACGATTTTTTGATGAGTTAATAACTGGAATTTTGCATTATCTGGTCGATCACAACTAATAGATGAGGACGAGTCTTTTAATTCATCTTTGTATGGTCGGAATAAAGCGTTCGTAAAGTTAACAAACGATTCACGATTATTCATGTAATACGCATTTGATTTAATTAGCACAAGTTCCTCTTTCTTTGGTAATCTTTCTTGCAATAACGTATCACCTATTTCAATCATGGTGCCTGGACCTTCTGATATGACATTGCTAATTGGTTTTCTCGTTCTTCTTCTGGTCTGTTTTATCTTTTCAGATATCTGGACATCATCTGTCTTTAATTGTTCAATATCTCTGTCATCCAGTTTAATCTTTTCTTTAAGTTTTCGAATTTTTATGGGTTTTTGTGGAATAATTGGAGCGGATATTTCATTTTCTACAATTTGTTCGCCTGTTAACATTTTTGCAGATATGGTATCTGGTATTTTAGATAGTGACGTTAATGCAGTTAATGGATTTATTTTACTTAAAAAATGCACACGATCCACTAATTTATCGTTTGTTTTATCTATGATTTTTGTTTTCCTAGATTTTTCTACTTCATTATCATCTTCTGTTATAGAGATCGTAGGTGTAGGTGGTTGTACTATTTTTATATTAAATTGTTCTTTTTTCTTTGGTATTGGTTTTATTTTTAATTTGTCTAAAAGGTTCATCGACTCTATAATACATCGAGATATAATAAATCAACGTATTACGACAAAATCTATAGTGCGGCACGTAATGAACCATGTTATCCTCCATTTTTCATATTTGGTATTTATTTTGAGTTTTAGGTAGAAAACATTTTCAGTGTCTCTTCACAGGCCATTTGCTCGGCCTTACGCTTAATCTTATGTACTCCCTTACCTAAAAATACAAATACCTTGCCGTCTTCCATAAACGTCTCTTGAATCGCATTGAAACTATTAAATGCTCTATATGGTATAGCATTCCTGTGTTTTACTTCATGGATTTGTTGACCTAGACACAAGTATACACCCATCTCATAACCAATCTCAATATCATGTCTAATTTCCAAATAATGTGGCGTGTCTTTAAATTCCTTCTGGATCTTTACTTGTAGAATATTTTTATAATTATCATCATCGCGAATCAATTTCATCCAGTCAACATGCTTTTCAAATATAGATTCAATAAACGTTTGGGCTATCTGAAAACCAGGACCTGTAACAAATACATTTTGAAACCAAGAATCTTCGTCCTTTATTTCGATTTTGTTAAAGTCCAAAAATAATGCTCCTAAAAACGACTCAAATAGACACCCCAATTTCTTTAAATTTGTTCTAGTCTTTTTTTCTTCAGCATGTTTAGAAATAATATACCATTTATGTAGTCCCATTTCAAGCGCGAGTTTACCAATTGCTTCATTTTTTACGAGAGCAATTTTTTTTTCTGTCATAAATCCTTCGTTTTCTTTAGGAAAACGTCGATATAGATAATATTTAGTAATACATTCTAAAACACCGTCGCCTAAAAATTCTAATCGTTCATTCGATTTACTATGCAACGCCATACAATCTGATGGTTTGTCCATAATTGTAATATTTTCCTTAAGATTTTCTAGCTGTGGACGCTTTGTATAAGATCTATGAATAAATGCACGTTTATATAGATTTAAATTATTTACCGTTCCTGGAACGCCGTATTTAGTCAGAATAGATTGAACGTTGCTCAATGTAATCTCAATATTTTCGGAATTGTACGGGTTAAATAATAATCCTCCTTCGGAATTTATAATATCATCGTCGTGTAATAATTTGTTATCCATGATTATACTTATAGATACACATATTTAGATATATCTATATCAATTTAATATATCTAAAATAAGTAAAAAAATAATATTTAGACATTATATAATGCCCGGATATATGCAAGGTAGCAAACGCGCGCGTATGACGCCATCTATTTCAAACAGCACAAAAATCTTTGGTCACATGGGTGGTACTGCATCCCACATTGGTGGTAATGCTGCCATTCATCGCATGCAAGATAATAGAGCTGCTACTAGACAATTCATCCCTCTTGCACCCGCAGCAGGTCTTGCCTACATGCAAGCAAATAACCTTCTTTCTAGAAACCCCCAAGGTTCTGGTGGTGTCGGTAGAATGTTTATGAGATACTATTAAATATTTGAATGGTATAGATTCATTACACCACTCGAGATAAATTCATAATATAATATTTTCTTCTAATACTATATTATATTATGCCTCAACGTAATGGTTATAGAAGTCAACGTGGCCGTTCTGCGGTTGCACGTAAAGTTCAATTTGGTGGCCCAAGTGGTACGAATGGTATTATGCCATCAGTTATGGTTATGACTACAGACGGTACTATGGTGCGTACTAGTTATTTTGGTGGGCCTAAAAAGGGGGGTGCCGCACCCAGTGCTACTGGATTTATGAGGCCTAGTTCTAGTTCATTATCTTCTCGTGCTTCTGCTCCTGCATTACGCCCCAACTATCTATTTAAGTTTACTCAATCATTTGGTAAACCTACTGGTATTGGTGGACCAATGTTATAATTTTTCAAACTAGACATAAACACTCGATAGTACTAGTAATATCAAAATAGTAATATCAAAATAATAATATAAAAAAATATTCTTATATTATTTATGCTTATAAAAATAGATTACAGAGAAAATAACTTACTTGCAACGATGAATCTCTTGTTCAAAGAACATAGCCATGAAATACAACATGGGAACTTACCATTAGGTGATATCATTTTGGTAGATGATAGTACAACTATTGAAAAGGTAATCATAGAGAGAAAAACGCTATATGATTTAGCAGCAAGTATAAAGGATGGTAGATATAATGAACAGTCGTTTCGATTAAATAACGTCTCGTTACCAAATCATAATATTATTTATTTGATCGAAGGCGATTTTGAAAAATATAACGCTGTAAAAGGACGCGTCGACAAAAAAACATTATATTCAGCTATTATTGCATTACAATACTTCAAAGGCTTCTCTATTTATAAAAGTAAAAACATTAACGAAACGTGTGAATTTATTATACATTTCGCTAATAAATTACAACGCGAATCTAAGAAACACCCGTATTATATGTCAGAAAATCAGCAAGTTTCGAAAACATTAGAACTGATTACAGTTAATACTACTCTTGATACAAATACTGATAGCATCAACGATGCAAAATCTGATAATAATAATAATAATATACAAGACACTATAACGAATACAACTATACAACAAACGACTGACACATCAAGTAAGCATTATTGCGAAGTTATGAAAAAAGTGAAAAAAAATAATATTACGCCCGAAAATATTGGCGAAATTATGCTGTCAACCATTCCAGGAGTTAGTAGTAAAAGTGCGATTGCTATTATGAATATGTATAAGACAATCCCTCATTTGAAAATAAAATTAGAGGAGACACCAGATTGTCTTTCTAGTATTCGAATGGAAGGTACTAATGGACAAGTTCGACGATTAACAAAACCATCTATTGAAAGTATAAAACGGTTTATTCTGCAATAAAAATGTTTATTAAATGTATACAGATGATAGAAACAACTGATATGTTCTTATATTTAGGCTATGTTATCATCGCCGTATTAATATATCTAATTTTCAACATTATACTTAAGCATAATAAAGAGGGCTTTGGTATTAGAGGGGGTGATAAAGATTACGAATCTCAGAGGCTTGGCAATTTAGTAGATGAAATCAAAGGTTCTACAGAGAGAATGAAAGACCAAATGAATGTTAAAAAATATAGAAAAGACTGGGAAAACATTATTATTGCTTTAGAAGATGGAATAAACACGCAAATATTATCATCATTGCCTCACATGGCACAACAATTAGAGAAGAGTTCTAATGATGAAGAATTGACAGAAATGGCAAAAAAACTAAACAATATGAATACATTTAGAACTACTCTTAATGATTCTATGAAATTTTTAGATGGTCTTAAGTAGATATTCAAAGGTGTATACCATATGAAACATATACCATACAAGACAAGTAAAATTGATGTTGATATCATTTAATCTACAGATGATATCAATATATTAAAATCTTAAAATGATGGGGTTACAATGCAGCAACAATGATGATCGATATACGAATATTGCGTTGGACGAAGCACACAAATCGCATGTTACATTCAGACACGGGTGTGTCGCAGTAGCATCAGGAAAGGTCGTGGCCCGAGGCTGTAATAATTATAGGACATTTTCAAAAGACGGTTTAATCGGCTCATCGTGTTCATGTCACGCAGAAATTGATGTTCTTAGAAAATGTCTTAAACAAAATATTCGAAAAAAAATAACCATTTACATTGTTCGAATATCATCGAATGGCAAACAGATTATGTCATCTATGCCGTGTGTGGAATGTGTAAATAAAATGAAACTGTTTAATATCCGCTCCATCATTTACAGCACTGATAATGGAAATATGGCAAAATCTACATTATCTACCTACACTACTTCCCATTATTCTAGTGGATATAAAGCAATCCATTCCAAACGCGTACAAATGTTATGATATTATACTTATACAAAAGCAAAAAAATATGTACATTGTGTTTCTTTTGCTTTTGCTTTTATTTTTGTTTCATTTTAGGGAGGGGTCATTCTACAAAAAGGACAATTCTTATCATATAAACGAATGTAACAATCGGTACACATTGTATGACCACAATGAATGTTTATATTTACCTTATCATCGTCATAACAAATTCCGCATTCTACTATATGATTTAATTTTGTAAATAAGACAACATTATTGGTATACGTACTGTAGTCGTCTGTCTTATATAGATAGTCTCGTAAATCGTTTAAATTAACGTCTGGTATATATCCAATAGTATTATTATTGTCACTAGGTTGATATTTTTTTATAGCAAATTTTGTAATTTTATCTAATATTATTAGATCGTTAATATCACTTGTAAATTGTATGTATTCCAGATCTACTTGTTCGGATTCATTAGTAATAGTATTTCGAAAATAATAATAGTATTTAGCAAAGTTACACATATCTCCTACATTGTAATAGTGTATAATTAAACGTTTAGCCGATTCAAGGTCGCCACGTTCTGCTGCCATTTCATTGTATTTCAACATCAATTCTATATTGTTCTCGGTGCTATATAAATCTGCAATATTATACATTGATAATACACACCCTTGTTCTATACCAATCAGGTAATATTTCTTTGCTAATTCATTATTGTTCTTCTTTGTTTCATATATAATTGCAAGATTAACTACATAAGGATTATATGGGTCTATATCAATAGCGTCCAAGTACAATCCTTCTGCTATATCTATAGACATATTCATAGCACACACACTCATTTTGTATGCCAGTTGTGGTAGTCCAATAAATTGATGTTTATAAGCAGTATTTTTATAATCGTTCAATTGTTCAATTCGATTACGAGAAATATTATTTGCCTCATTAATGTCATATTGGATTCCGTCAGATTCTTCCTCTGATTCTTCCTCATATTCTTCCTCAGATTCTTCCTCATATTCTTCCTCACTAACATTATTGGTATCATCATTTAACTCACAAGAAATGTCCGTAATGATATCTACGTGTTCTTCTATGTTGTTTTCGTCGTCACTCGTATCGCTACCAAATATATCATATAATTCATCATTTGATATATTTGCTACATTTGTTACATTTTCAACTTCTGGTGTTCCGTTTTCATTAATAAGGGCTGCATTCACAGTAGCATTGGTTTCAGTGGTTTCAGTGGTTTCAGTGGTTTCAGTGGTTTCAGTGGTAGCAGTGATATCATTAATATTACTATCTATATTTTCCAAAGTATTTGTTCCATATATACGGATACCATGACTGTTATATGTGTTTACAGTTACACTTCCTTCTATATTAGAATACATGTCCTTATTATTAATATTGCGAATATATCTTACCATTTTGATTCTGTTTTGATTCTATTTTGATTTATTTATATACCATATAAGCATTTGAATAGTTCAATTTTTTTACAATTTTGAGAAAAAAAATCACACCATAAAATATAATGGGGGATTCTAGTTACATGAAATGGAAAATTACAATTTTCTCAGCGTTAATTTTTTTGTTGGTCATTCATCCACAAACATATAGGTTGACACAACAATTGTTTGGAAGTATTTTAGGTAAAATTGCAGAAGTAAATGGTTGTCCCACTATACGTGGACTAGTCCTTCATACACTTGTCTATATTTTACTGGTTCGTGGCTCTATGAATTTGAACTTGTTTTCAAAATAAATCCACTTTATGGTTATAGATTTTGTATAGACCATTTAAGAGACATATACAGATACTTCATTATCTGCATAATAACCTGATTTCACTACATCTCTAGTATATTTTATACCACCCCAATTAGTGTCCATCGGATTTGTACTTACCACTTTGTCTGTTTCTTGTTCGCTAAACATTTTGTCTAGTGGTGTATAATCACCTTGATATAAATTTTGTGGATCAAATCCTGGATAAGACTTTTCATTGTATGGTGGATCATCCCTAGTGGCGTCTATCAATTGTGTTAGTGGAGGTAAGCCATCATCTGATGGTATAGAACCGATTGTGGGTAATCCACCTTGTAAATCTGTTGGACTTGGACGCATTGTATATACTGGTTTTCCTTGTGCATCATACGAATGTTGCAAAAATAATACAGGACACTCTATTCCTTGACTGCGTTGCCATTTTAAAAATTCAACATAATCTTCTAAATTTTTGAACTTTACAGGATTGATTCCGGGAACCTTCGCCTTTTTAGAATTATATAAATAAATATCGGTTCCTTTTTGAATTAAAATATTAGGACAATCAGAATTATTCTTAAATCCTTCTAATACATCTTTAGAGGAATAATTCATTACAAAATATAACCCTAGCAAAAATATAATAAGATAACATAATAATTTGTTGTTTATTGAAAACATTGTATATATTACTTTGTGATAATAATTCTCTCTGCCATTTTTATATAGACATATAGTATAACTAACTACCTATACATGAAACTTATGAATGTGAATGGTGAAACTGCTGATCTTTTCAGTAATCTTGCAAAAACAACAACTGTATTTGCAAAATATTATAGTCCTACATGTCCTGCTTGTATAGCCATGAATGAAGAATGGCAAAATATGGAAAAGGAAGTATCACGTCATGATGCATATAATGGTGATATTATTATAGCACAAATTGACCCATCTGGAATGAAAAAACTAGCATCAACTACTATTTATTCCGATGTTCAATATGTTCCTACAATTGTAGTACTAGAAAATGGTAATAAAAAACAAGAATATAATGAAGAACGAACTGCTGACAAAATGATTTCTTTTTTACTACAAAATGATTATCTCGTTAAAAATAACGATAATAATAAACCTATGAATGGTGGTAGAAAAATAAGACGTACAAATTTTAGCACTAAGAACATTCGTAATCGCACTAAGAACATTCGTAATCGCACTAAGAACACTTGTAACCACACTAAGAACAATCGTAAACACACCAAAAACAATCGTAAACGCACCAAAAATAATCGTAAACGCACCAAAAACAATCGTAAACGCGCCAAAAAATAATCGTAAACGCGCCAAAAAATAATCGTAACCACACCAAAAACTCTCTTACACTGTTCAATAAATATAGTCGGATTTTTTTTCATATCTCTTCATATCATATTAGCATATGATATGAAGAGATATATTTTCTTGTATACAAATGTGTATTCTACTTACTTTGTAAGATTTTTCTTTTTGTATTCGCTATTCACCTTTGCACAAATTGCATTTTGCATTTCAGGAGAAACATTGTTTTCAATGAAATAACGATACATTTTAGCAATACCGTGTTCAGGGTGTAATGTCTCGGCGATCAAGTTGTTTACTACCATCTTCTCGTGCTTATCTTGAAGAACATTGTATAATGTTGAACCATCATATTTGACAAGAACAGCGTTATCCATTTGGCTTACCAAGTGTTTTGCCTCTACCATATTACCATTGTAAAAGAATGTGTGATTTTGGGTGGTCAATGTATCTTGGCTAGGAACGTTCTTGGCTAATGCGTCTTTTCTGATGCGTACAAGGTGCTTTTCCTCACTAATAGTCTTGGTAACAGCGACAATTCGCTTTCCACGAATGGTGTGCTTGGAAACATCTAACTTGTCAATGGCTACGGCACCTTGATCTGTATTGACAGGTGTTCCAGCGACAAAACAAATATTGGATTGTGCATAACCGGCGTCTAACAATTGTTGGTTTGTGTACCCAGCAGCAAGTAATTGTTGAGATGTTATACCACCCCCCCCTACTATGGTAAATGAACCGTTAGTAACACTACCCCCAGTAGCTTCAGTATAAAGAACTGTTCCATCTTCACTAGTAATAGTTACACTTATCTCGTGAGGATAGGAGCCCAATATCCATGTTACAGTATAGTCACCTGCAGGCAATGTTTGCTCGACTGTAGTAGTTGAACCAACCACTACAAATTCTTCACTAAAATCATTATTATTAGAAATAGTCATTTTGCCACCATTCCATCCATCACCCCAACTATCCGCACCAGTTATAGTAACAGTAACCGCAGTATGAACTACTGACTTTACGTCAGTGGCAGAATAACCGGCATCATACAAATCTTCTAAAGTATATCCAGCCTCATATAAATCTTTTGCAGATAGAGAATACTGTTCGGCAAGAGTTTTCAAATTTGACCCAGATATATTGTTGGTTGATAAATCGGTTGCAGTAACCGTTTTTGCAATAGAAACAAGAGAAATCGCAGATAAATCAGTAGAATCTGTCGCTTTAATAGTGAATAAATATGCAAAAGGGGCATTTAAGTCCCATGGATTAACTGATTCTAATAATGCGTTATTACACGCGTCATATGTGGTTAGCTTAAAACTGGTCGCATTGGTTCCGCTCAAATCAAATGTCAAATTATCACCTTCTAAATCCATTGAACTAATTGTAGCACTATATTTTGTAGTACCATCATATGCGTATGATACATTAGATAAAGAAGGTGCAAATGGTGTGCTGGTCAAATCTAGTTGATAAGTAACTGTTCCAGTAATTTTACCATCCATTAGGCCACCGTCTGAGCCATGATCCAGTCCAGGACCACCAATATACTCTAAACCTTCTAATGGTGTTTTGGTAGGGTCAACGTCTTTGACGTAAACAGTGGAAGAAGAACCGATAGTATTGAAGGCACCTAAGCCAATGGTTGTAACCGAATCAGGAATGGTGATTGAAGTTAAACCGGAACATTTATAGAAGGCATAATCGCCAATGCTTTCAACCGAATTCGGAATATCAATCGAAGTTAAACTGGAACATCTTTCGAAGGCCCGCGAGATTGTCTCCCCGGGCGAGATAATGGTTGTAACCGAATCAGGAATGGTAATTGAAGTTAAACTGGAACATTCATAGAAGACACCATAGCGAATGTTTGTAAAAAGAGGATTGGTTGGTAAAGTAACAGAATCTAATCCGGAACATCGAGCAAAGGCACTTGAGCCAATGGTTGTAACCTGTGTTCCAGAGAAATCAATTGAAGTTAAACCGGTACATCCATCGAAGGCGGATTGACCAATGGTTGTAACCTGTGTTCCAGATAAATCAATTGAAGTTAAACCGGTACATAGAAGGAAGGCATATTCGCCAATACCAGTAACGTTATAAGTGACGCCTCCGTCAGTTATTGTGGAAGGAATCGTAATTGCTCCACTTAAACTTGTTCCTAAAATTGTGGCATTACCACGGTTAATCCAACCACCCAGACCAATTGTTGCATTATTACTAGCATCTAACGTGTAGTTCCAGTATGAAAATCCTGCAGCAACTAATTGATCAACTGTGTATCCAGCATCATATAAATCGTTTGGAGATACAGAAAATTGGTCGGCAAGAGTTTTCAAAGTTGACCCAGATATATTGTTGGTAAATAATTCGGTTGCAGTAGCCGTTTTTGTAATAGAAACAAGAGAAATAGCAGATAAATCAGTAGAATCTGTCGCTTTAATAGTCAATGAATATGCAAAAGGGTCATTTAAGTCCCATGGATTAACTGATTCTAATAATGCGTTATTACACGCGTCTATCTGAAAACTGGCCGCATCTGCTCCGCTTAAAGAAAATGTAAAATTATCACCTTCTAAATCCATTGAACTAATTGTAGCACTATATTTTGTAGTACCATCATATGCGTATGATACATTAGATAAAGAAGGTGCAAATGGTGTGCTGGTCAAACTTAGATAAGTAACTATTCCAGTAATATTACCATCCATTAGGCCACCAATATACTCTAAACCTTCGATCAATGTTTTGTTAGGGTCAGTATTTATCACAATAACAGTGGAAGAAGAACCGATACTACGGAAGGCATTTAGGCCAATGGTTGTAACCGAATCACGAATGGTAATTGAAGTTAAACTGGAACATTGATAGAAGGCATATTGGCCAATGCTTTCAACCGAATTAGGTAAATCAATTGAAGTTAAACTGGTACAATTATAGAAGACACGGTCATTAATGGTTTTAACCGAATCACCTAAATCAATTGAAGCTAAACTGGTACAATAAAAGAAGGCATATGTGCCAATACTTGTAACCGAATCAGGAATGGTGATTGAAGTTAAATTGGAACATTGAAAGAAGGCACGGACATTAATGGTTGTAACGTTATAACTAGCGTCTCCGTTACCGTAAGGTATTGTGGAAGGAATCGTAATTGCTCCAATTAAGTCAGCAGCTGCGACACTACTGCTAGAACCATTACCAATTGTTGCATTATTACTTGCATCTAAAATATAGGTCCATGTAAGACCTGTAGAATCCGTGTATGTGGACATCGTTATACAATAATAACATATAATATTTTTGTCTTTTTTTTTACGGAATATTGTAAATGTCTACATGTCTATATGGAAAACAAGAGTATAAAAATAAAATCCCATTTTAATATAATGGTGCATTCGCGTATTCACGATGAAATCAATTATCCAGAAACAAAAACCTTAGACAAAGATGATAAAAATTATGACGCGTCGTTGTATGAAATATCTGTTCTCGGCAACGATGTAATCATCGCATTAGGCCAATCTAAATATTTGTTCATTGACCAAAATGTCATTTATTACCCGGTTTATTTAGTAATGAATCAAAAAGTTCATTCTCAAATAGGCGTATATGAAATAACATCATCCAATTTGCCGAATATCATTGACGAAGAAGGTGATATTGAATTAGAGAAAATCGATCAACCCTTATTATATAGTTTTACAACAAAACAATATTTAGAAAATATATTGAATAATTCTACAAAAAAAGACAACTTGAAAGAAAATGAGCCGTCGACAGACACGGACACTAAAGACCCACAGGCGTCAGCAGACACGGACACTAAAGAAAATGAGCCGTCGGCAGACACGGCAGACACGGTAGACACAGACACTAAAGAAAATGAGCCGTCGGCAGACACGGTAGACACAGACACTAAAGACCAAGAGCCGTCGGCAGACACTAAAGAACTCCAACCGTCGGTAGACATGGCAGACAACGACGTTACATTGCCAAAAGAACAAACAAGGGAAGTAACAGAAAAGGAATTGACAGAGTTTAAGGTCGAAAAAGGACAACCATGGATTCAGGCGTTTTTAAAAAGTAATGAATATACATTACTAGATAATGAAGGTGGGGGTGATTGTTTGTTTGCTACAATTCGCGACGCATTATTATCACTTGGAAAAGACATAACTGTAGCAGAACTAAGAAATAAATTGGCCAATGAAGTAACCGAAGAAGTATATGAAAATTACAAGGAAAAATACACGTTATTTTCTAAATCCGTCAAGACAGATGAAATCGAACTAAAACGGTTAAGCAAAATTAACAACGAACTGCGCGATCGCCTAAAGAACACCAAAGATCGTGATGAACAATTAAAAATTATTGGGGAAGCGAAAACAATAGCAGATACATTTAAATCGCTAAAAAAGGATGTCGCCATATCAAAAGAAATGCTACAAGAATTCCATTTTATGAGTAAGGTAACAACAATGGACGAATTCAAGAAGTTAATAAAAACCTGTGAGTTTTGGGGAGATACGTGGGCCATTTCAACACTAGAACGTGTCCTCAATATTAAACTCATCATATTTTCAAGTGAAAATTATAAAGAGGGCGATACTAGCAATGTGTTGCAATGTGGCCAACTCAACGACACCATATTAGAAGAGATTGGTAAATTTGAGCCAGATTACTATATTTTATTGGACCATACAGGTATTCATTATAAATTAATAGCCTATAAATATCATAAAGTATTTACGTTCCCTCAAATTCCATATACGGTAAAATTACTCATTAGCAGTAAATGTTTAGAGCGTTTAGCGGGACCTTATTATATTATTCCCCAATTTCGAATATTTAATGAAGAAATTGGTATTTCAGAACCGATTGAAGATGATATCATTGTGATTGCCGAAAATCCAAATGAATTGTACGATAACAATATGTTGTTCCAGTTTTATATTAAATCCAACGGTAAACCATTGCCTGGAAAAGGCGTCGGTGAGAAAATAGACTATGGGTTGGTAAAATCTTTTTCCGAATTGGCTGAAATTCCTGATTGGAGACGCAAACTAGATAATGAATATACTAGTGAATTCGAATTAGATGGGCACAAATGGAAAAGCGTGGAACATTATTATCAAGGTTCAAAATTCAAAAAAACGAACAAACCATTTTATATGATGTTTTCGCTAGATAGTGAAAGTAAAATATCTAAAGATGTGGATATAGCCAAATCCGCCGGTTCTAAGAGTGGAAAACATAAAAGTGAACTATTACGCCCCAAAGAAATAAAGATCGATCCGGATTTTTATGGTGGAATAAATGAAAAAACAATGGAAGATGCTATGTATGCAAAGTTTAGTCAAAATATCGAATTAAAGAAAATGTTGATGGCTACAAAAAAGGCGAAACTACTTCATTTTGTTCGTGGTTCCGAACCGGAAGTTGCCAATAAGCTAATGCTAGTTAGAAGTCGCATTCAAAGTGCAAAGTAATTGCTAAGAATACACAACAATCCAAAAGAAAAGAAAAGAAAAGAAAATACAATTTTACATAAAAATATTTAAAATTGTGTTCGTATAGTAGAAGTAATGGATAAAGAAGATAATGATATAGAATCAATGATTCGTAATAGTAAATTATCATACGACTATGTAAAAATATCAGAAATCGACGATATAATAAAACATATGCACTCCTTACTCATTTCTGCGGACAAGTATGTGTCTAAAAAAATGAAAAGTTATGAATATACCTTTTCTTGTAACAAATTGAGTGTCGTATCTCAAATACCATATGCAAATTCTTATAGTGAATATTTTTTTCCATCTGAAATAAAGAAATATATAGACTTACACGCGTGTTATCAATTGCACTATACGTGTATCATTAACAACCGAAAGATAAATACCTATTTTGTGATATGCGATGAATTTACACAGAAGGAGATAGAAAAGTATAATGAGTATATGAAACAAATGTACATGTGGATTTATATAGTAAATAAATACGCAAGTTCGACGTGTTCAAAACAAGTAAATATATATTTATATTTTACTCCATTTCGAAAAGAATTGCCATCGAATCAATTAATACCAATTGGAACAAGACATGTCAATTCTGCATATACGTCAGGTTGTAAGGAGACGACAGAAATTGTTATTTTTAGAAAGGAAGAATGGTTCAAAGTATTTTTGCACGAAACCTTCCATAATTTCGGATTAGACTTTTCCAATTTGAATATGTGTTCCACTGATGAAATGTTAAGAAGTCTATTCAATGTAAACATAGAATATAAACTATACGAAAGTTATTGTGAATCGTGGGCACGAATAATGAATTCTATGTTTTATTCGTATATACGCTGTAGTATTGAGAATGATAGTTCGAAATATACATTGGATTGTTTTAAGATGCGATTTCATGAAAGTATGATGAAGGAATGCATTTTTTCACTATATCAAAGTTCAAAAATATTAAATTTCATGGGATTAAATTTCCAACATATCACTGCTAAGACAGATGATAATATAAATATATGTAATCATTTATATAAAGAAAACAGTGCTGTGTTTTCCTATTATATAATAACGAGTCTACTATTAAATAATTATATCGGATTTATAAAATGGTGTGAGACAAATAATACAAATTTTATATCCTTTCATAAAACGCCAGCGACAGTAAAAAAATATGTAGATCATATAAAAACTATTACAAAAAATAAACAGATTAAAAAAAATATTAGTAGAATCGGTGATATAGTAAATAAGGTAAATGATAATCCCGATTGTACACTACAAATGAGTGTATTAGATTTGTGGGAGATACATAGTTGAATATTATTGAAAAATATGATGACTAATACATGCTAGATACATTGTAGGAAAGTTGATTCTTATTATACGATATAAGTTATAGGTATAGTAATAGTTTATACATATAAATATATTTTAGTCTTCGTATACAGCATGGGAATTAAACATTTGAATCGATATTTACAAAATAATTGTCACGATGGTATTAAGAAGATACCATTTTATGAATTGTCTGGAAAAAAAATTGCAATCGATACAAGTATATATTTATATCGATTTTTGGGCGAAGATGCGTTATTAGAAAATTTATACTTGATGATTGCTACTTTTCGCAAATACAATATAATTCCACTGTTTGTATTTGATGGTAAACCACCCAAGGAAAAACAGGCTCTTCTTATGGAGAGAAAAGAGTTGAAGAAGGTTGCTCAAGCAGAATACAATAATTTAGAACAAAAACTCGCCGATGTAGAGGATAATGAACGTGCCGAAATAATGAGTAATATGAATCAATTAAAGAAGAAATTTATTCGATTACATCATTCTGATATAGAAAATGCGAAATCGTTAATGCAATCAATGGGTATTAGTTATATAGAAGCACCATGTGAAGCCGATGAATTATGTGCAAAACTTGTATTAAAGCACAAAGTATACGCATGTTTAAGCGAAGATATGGACTTATTTGTATATGGATGTCCAAGAGTATTACGATATTTGAGTTTATTGCATAAAACAGTAGTAATTTACGATTTAAAGACCATTTTGAACGAATTACATATGTCTATGGGGGACTTCCGCAATATTTGTATTGTATCTGGAACTGACTATAATATGAATAAGGATACTTCTTTGTTTAAAACATTGAAGTTATTCAATAAATACAAACAAACGATAATAAATAATTCCATATGTAACACAATACATCGGAATAATCACAATACGCTAATTAATACAAAAAAAAGTAAAATGTCTAAAAAAGATAGTAGTAGAGGAAAAATAGACACAATGGTCAATAATAATAAAAGGACAATCGATTTTATAACATGGTTAGACGAAAATACTGAGTATGTTGAAAATATATATGATATCTATAATACGTGCGTATTGTTTGATTTATCCAATTTTAAGTATATGAATTTAATTGACAATATAAAAATATCAAATAGTATTGTCAATAGAAATAATCTAATCGAAATTATGAAAGAAGCCGATTTTGTATTTGTGTAAAATCGCATACACATTCAAAGGTGTAAAAATATTCATCTACTTACATTTCTCAATATTTTTTATATGTTTGAATTGCCAATGGTGTAAATTAGTGGTATCATTTACATAATACGTAAATATTATGTAAATTTGAACACATTGTGTATGTTTATGGATATTTATGATTTTACAATGTTTATGGATATTTATGATTTTACAATGTTTATGGATATTTATGATTTTACAATGTTTATGGATATTTATGATTTTACAATGTTTATGGGTATTATGATTTTACAATGTTTATGGGTATTATGATTTTACAATGTTTATGGGTATTCTATAACAGTTAAGGATTAAGAG